AAAGCGGTACTTAAGCGTCTGGTTAGGGCGGAGAAAAAAACACAGGGTTAAAGCTCTCAAAGAGTGCGGCTCCACGACCGACTTCCGTCACCGCCATAACCCGAAAGACAAACCCCGCATACCCGCACCACCTCCACACCCGCCTCGCCAAAAACGCGTTACGGTGCGATACGGTGACAGTAACAGAAACTATTGAGTATCTCGGTTCTCCTTTGCACTACGTCGCACTAACCCCGTGTACCCGCACCTACCCTGTCCTCGTCAAACCAAAATGGTTGAACTCCTCACGAAACACAAACTAAGCGCTCTAATCTGGTATTCCAGTGATGGGCAAAACCACACGGACGTCCCATTTTAGACGACCAGCAAAAACCAAACCGTCAACCTCATGGGTGTGACGATATCGGTGCTGGCCCCGCGCTCCCGCACCTACTCCCAACTCGCTTCACCAAAAACGGTCGCCGCCTTTCTTCGCTTCGCTCAGCGTGCGTCGGATTACATATTACCAAGATGTGCACGCCCGCACCACCAATGATACCGACGTCACCACATTGCGCTTGAACGCGTCGGGCGAGGTGATGATGGCGGAAATCCGCGACGGGCAATCCCGCGACGTGGTGTTTGCCAATGACCTGTCCGGCCAGGTCATTGACCGCAATGTCAGGACCCGTGTCAATACTGCCTCTAGCTGGATTAGCGCCCTGGTTGCGCCTCTAAACACGGGCTATAGTGACCAGGCCGCCCCGCGCGATATCAGCTACGGGTTTGGCGGCAAATCTATGGGCAAGACCGGCAATAACGGCACGGTGAACACGGATTATACCAGTTCTTACGGCGCACGGGAATACCAGGCGCAAACCTCCGGTATTTTTAAGAACGGTTCGGCTTCCGGGGCCGCCAACGCCGACTTCGACCAAAGCTATCAGGCCCTGAACAGCTTTAACCAGGGCAGCACGGCGGGCACATATACGGTGCGCGGCGGCGATACGTTGCAGGCAATCGCCGCCAGCCTCTATGGTGATAGCGGACTAGCGCCACTGCCGTGGCCTTCTGGTTATATTCAGTCCACTGGACTGAATATTTTGCTGCGCAAAACCACCTACGAAGGGTACAAGATAGCACAAGCCAACGGTATCAGCGCCAACACCGCACTAATCCAAGGCCAAACCCTGCGCCTGCCAAGCGGCGTAACCCGCTCAACCAACAACGCAAACACATTCCAACCCTATAACCCAGGCGAAGCCCTAGGCGACATAGCCCCAACAGCACCAGAACCACCCAAAGACAATAAATGCGGCGTCATGGGCCAGATACTTCTGGTGGTCATCGCGGTCGCGGTGACGGTGATTACATCCGGCGCGGCGGCGGGAGCGTTTGGCCTTGTTGGCGGCGGCGTATCGGGAGGCATCGGCGCAGCGACCTCTATAGCTGGAGGAGGTCTTGTTGGTGCCGTAGCAGGGGCGGGCGTAACACTTGGCTCGGCTGCAGGGCTTGTTGCCGTGAGTGCCGCAAGGTGCTGCGGTTGGTTCTATTGTCTCGCAAGGGGTTGGCGTTGCCACGGGCATACAGGGCAAATTTAGTTGGAAATCCGTAGGCCTTGCGGCCATAGGCGGCGGTGTTGGTGCCGGTTTGGGATTGGCGGCGGGTTTGGATAAACTGGGGGCTGTAGGTTCGGCCTTGAAGAACAGTTTTGTGCGCGGCGCAACATCGTCTGTGATCGGCCAGGGCATAGGTTTGGCAACTGGCTTGCAGAGCAAATTTAGCTGGTCAGGAGTCGCGGCGGCAGGCGTCGGCGCATTTGTCGGAGCACAGGTCGGTGGTGACAATATGTATCACAATTTGGCTGGATGTTTGCGGAGAGCGTTACCGCTTGGCACGACGGTATTAAAGAAACTCTTATAAGCGGTAATTTTGAAAGAAAGAGCTCGTCCATAGTTCAGGAATGGTTAGATGTAACGCCAACAGAATTACAAATAGAGATTATGCGCAGTATGGCAGAGGCTGATGAAGCCATATTGCGGTTTAACGGGTCGCGGCGGGATCTGGATGCCACATTGACCAAAAAAGACAAGCGGGCACTCATTGAAGTTCTGGATGCTTATGAAGCAATGAATATGCTTGCAGAGCTCAAAGAGTAAAAAGGGTAAAACAAGCAAATATGCCTGCAATTTTCGATCAAAGGTCTAAATTCGGGATCATGCATAGGCCTTTCTAGAGTTTTACTCAGCAAAAACATTGAAATCTTATAAAAATAAGATCGCCATTAATTCAATGACTTAGGACGGATTTGGAGATTTTTTGTAATTTTCACCTATTAGCTTGTCACCGAAATCGTTGTCCATGTAAACCCAAAAATAAATTTCTGCTTTATTTGCTATTTTCTATTTGCAATCTCGCAAAAAATGTACTCCATACGTAGAGGTCTTGTAACTAATGGCAAAGCAACTGGAGTAGCCAAATGTCCGACCTCATAATAAAAAACACGCAAATATCATCGCTAAAACCATGGGCAACTAACGCCCGAACCCACTCAAAAAAGCAGCTCAGGCAAATCGCGAATAGCATTCGCGAGTTTGGATTTACCAATCCTGTACTGATTAATGACGCGGGCAATATACTCGCGGGACATGGACGGATTGAGGCCGCAAAACTCCTCGATATGAAGTCCGTACCTTGCATAGTGCTACCGCTCATGAGCCAAGCCAAAGAGCACGCTTACGTACTCGCGGATAATAAGCTCGCGCTTAATGCCGGGTGGGATGAAGACATTCTGGCACTCGAACTTAAGAGTCTGATGGAAATGGACACCGATTTTAATATAAGTCTCACAGGGTTTTCAATAGCAGAAATCGACATGGTTCTTGATGTTGCCAGCCCTGAAGAGCCTAATGACCCTGATGATGATATTCTGCCTGCCTGTATTGGCGACCTTACACAGAGTTATGAGGGTGATATCTGGCAATTAGGCCCTCATCGGTTAATATGCGGTGATGCTCTGGATAAAGGCGTGGTTGGCGCACTCATGGACGGCAGGCTTGCCCGTATGGTCTTTACGGATCCGCCTTACAATATCCCTATTGACGGCAATGTAACCAATATAGGTGGTACGGGCTCAATTAAGCACCGTGAATTTGCCATGGCGTCGGGAGAAATGTCATCAGCTGAGTTTACCAACTTCCTGAAGCGCTCCTTCGAGAATTTGTGCGCCCATGCACATGACGGTTCTATACATTTCGTTTGTATGGACTGGCGCCATCTCACGGAAATTATAGAAGCCGGAAACGAAATATATACCGAGTTAAAAAACATGATTGTCTGGGCAAAGGATAACGGTGGCATGGGAAGCTTCTACCGTTCTCGCCATGAATTGATATTTGCCTTTAAATACGGCACGGCCGCTCATATCAACACATTCGACCTTGGTCAGTATGGACGCTACAGAACCAATGTATGGGAGTACAAGGGTATGAACTCGCGACGGAAAGGCCGCCTTGACGAGCTTGCTCTGCACCCTACTGTTAAACCGGTTCAGATGATTGCAGATGCCATCAAGGATGTTTCCGGGCGCGGGGATATTGTACTAGATCTGTTTGGCGGGTCAGGCTCAACTCTCATAGCGGCGCACAAAACAGGACGGCGCGCTTATCTGTCCGAGATAGATCCAATTTACTGCGCCACGATCATTAAGCGCTGGGAGACATTCGCACACGACGACGCGCAACTTCTTTACCGTGAGCCACAAACAGATGGGTCCCGTGTCAACACCTGCAACGGAGCAGTACAATGAGCGGCGGGTATGGGGATCCTCCTAAAAAAGGCCAATTTAAAAAAGGTCAATCCGGCAATCCAAAGGGTCGGCCAAAAGGTACAAAAAACTTTAAAACCGATATTCTCAGCACGCTAAAAATGCCCGTACCGCTGACCACAAACGGCAAGACCAAAAAGATTTCAACGCAATTAGCCGCCCTCCTACGCTTGCGAGAAAGAGCTCTTAATGGAGATCCGCGTGCTCTTGAAAAGCTTTTAGAGTATGCTGCAAGTTATAATGATGATGAATTAAATATAGCGAACGAGAAAGACATCAAAAAAAGCGATGTCGACATCATTGCCGCGTTCGCAAAAAGGAACGATTTGACCCCGCTGATGGAGGCTTCAAATTCAAATGAAAACTCAGATGAAGGTGATCAGGAAGGTGATGACAAGAATGGAGGCGATGATGAACCAGATAGCAAATAACGAAGATTTATTACATGCCATTCTTCGCACTGATCGTTGCGCCTTTATCCAAAAGGTGTTTCATACTCTTAACCCTGGCATTGACTATGTCTCTAACTGGCACATTGAAGCCGTTGCCCATAATCTAGCAGGCATTGAGGACGGCGACATCAACCGTCTATTGATTACCCAGCCGCCCAGATCGCTTAAATCAATCATAACCTCCGTAGCGTGGGTAGCCTGGTGCCTTGGTCATAACCCATCAAAGAGTTTTATATGCATAAGCTATTCACAGGATTTAGCCGCTGATCTGTCTGCTAAGTTCAAGCTGGTCATACAAAGTGAGTGGTATAGAGATTTGTTTCCGGCAACCATCTTCACCCGCCTGTCAGAAGGCGAAACCAAAACGAGCCGTGGTGGTGGCCGTATTACAACATCTATCGGCGGCACGCTTACGGGACGCGGCGCCGATGTTGTCATTATTGATGATCCACTTAAGGCTGAAGATGCAGCCTCCGTCACAGCACGTAAGCGGGTTATAGACTGGTATCAAGGCACTCTCATGTCGCGGCTTAACAACCAAAAGCACGGTGCCATACTAGTGGTCATGCAGCGCTTGCACGAAGATGATCTGGCAGGGCATATTTTAGACCGGGATTCTGATCAGGACACAGATCAAAATATTAGGGACAAAGAAGATGCAGACCTGAAGGAAGCCCCCTTACCTAAAATATGGACACACCTGAACTTGCCTGCCACCGCTATTGAGGATCAATATATAGTATTAGGCCCCACAAAAACTCATTTGCGTCGCGAAGGCGACATTCTTCACCCCGCCCGCGAAGGAAAAACAGAACTGATCAGGCTAAAACGAGAGCTTGGCTCACAAAGGTATTCCGCCCAGTACCAGCAAAATCCAATTCCGCTGGAAGGCAATTTAATCAAACGTGACTGGTTCCAAATATATACACCAGAAGAACTCATTTTACTACACGCACAACAATATGTGCGCATTATTCAAAGCTGGGACATTGCCATGTCGACAACGGAAACGGCTGACTGGTCCGTTTGCACTACATGGATTAAAGACAGGTCTAATCATTATCTGATTGATGTGTTGCGCATACGGAGAAATTTTCCGGAATTAAAAAGGCTAGTGGAAACGCACGCAAATAAACACGGCGCAAAGACAATATTGCTGGAGCGAACAGGTATTGGTGAACCATTATTCCAAGACCTATGGAACAAGCCGCCTATGGGAATGCCCAAGCCGATCGGCATTAAAGTTAAGGACTGCAAAATAGTCCGTATGGAAGCCCAGTCCGCTAAGGTAGAAAACGGGCACGTCTATTTACCCAAAGACGCACTATGGTTGGATACATATCTTCACGAGCTTATGGCCTTCCCCACTTCAAAGTACGACGATCAAGTCGACAGCACTTCGCAATATCTAAATTGGGCGGAAACAACACGTTCGATAAGCAGTAGCGCTGCATTGCCACAACTGTATGTTTTTGGGCGGAACGAAGATGAAGATTATTGGGCATAAACCTATTTAATGTCCTCTTTGAATCCACAGGGTAAATGCGCAATAAGAATTAAATAATAACTGGACTTCATGCGCGCTTCGAGCGTGTATAGTCACATGTCAAATCAGGATAAGTTGCAAGAATACGGGGCAACTATTATGGCGCATCTTGAAGATGCAAATATGGTAGCTTTCGAAATTCAGTGCCATGACAAACCTTTAACAGATATTGCACATGGATTTGAAGCTATCCGTATTGAGCTACAAGCCATCGACAACATCCTTTCCAAAGTGGATGTTTTGATGGCAAATTCAAATTCGCAATAACCTCCCACAATTGACTGGACTTCGTTGGCAAAGGAAGCGGTAGTGTAGCGCGGCCCATAAGTTGGGTCTTGTCTCGGTAGGAACGTTCACATTGTGTGGACGCAATGACTGGAGACTAAAATGACTAAATCAACTAAACTCACCACCTTAGAAATTACCCCGCCGCGCAAGGGCACCAAGCAAGAAAAACTTGTGGCTTTACTCTGCCGTAAAACGGGTGCCACACTTGCGCAGATAAGTGAGCGCTTGGGATGGCAACGTCATACATCTAGTGCGGCAATGACTGGCCTGAAAAAACGCGGCTATATAATTGAGCGTGTTAGTGAGGAGGGTAAAACAAGCCGCTATATCATCCGCGCAACATTAACAACGTAATGGCAAAAGTTCCCTATAATATCGAGGCGGAAATCCACCGTCTCGATAAACTGGATCGCGCTGACTTATTAGCGGAGTGGACTAAAACTTTTTACCATCCACCACTAAAAGGCGCTCGAAATATTACTTTACGGCGAGGGCTATCTTATCGCATCCAAGAACAAAAGTTGGGCAAGTTAAAGCATGCGATAATTAAAAAACTATGCAGAATAATAAAAGGTAAAGACGAAGAGGTAGGTGTCATAACACCAAAAATTAAGCCACAAACAGGCAACCAACTCATCCGTGAGTGGAATGGTAAAACCCATACGGTAATGGTTGTCGAAAGCGGGTTTGAATGGTGCGGCGAACAGTACACTTCATTGTCTGCTGTAGCTCATGCCATCACAGGGGCACGGTGGTCAGGCCCACGGTTCTTTGGTTTGAATGGCAAACCGAATACTCAGAAAACCTTCCGGTGCGCTATCTATACCCGTAAGTCTCATGAGGAAGGGCTTGATCAAGAGTTTAACTCTCTTGATGCTCAACGGGAAGCATGCAGTGCCTATATAGCGTCCCAGATAGGCTTGGGCTGGAAGTTAAATCCAAGCCATTATGATGATGGCGGTATATCGGGTGGCCATATGGAGAGACCGGCCTTGCAACAGCTTATTGCTGACATCAAGAAAGGGCTTGTCGATGTGATTGTTGTTTACAAGGTAGATAGACTAACCCGTTCCCTCACAGACTTTGCCAAATTGGTCGATGTATTTGATGAGCACGATGTTAGCTTCGTATCGGTAACACAGGCATTTAACACAACAAGCTCAATGGGGCGACTGACACTGAATGTACTTCTGTCGTTCGCGCAGTTTGAACGGGAAGTAACGGCAGAGCGGATTCGAGACAAAATAGCGGCTTCAAAGAAGAAAGGTATGTGGATGGGTGGACTACCGCCACTTGGGTATACCAATATTGATAAGAAGCTGGTTGTTGTAGAGGATGAAGCAAACAGTGTACGCAGGATATATGCTCTCTATTTAGAGCACAAGAATGTGCGATTAGTACAGACGGAGCTCAATCAGCTGGGCATAAAAACCAAATCCCGAATTAATAAGCGCGGAAATAAAACGGGTAATAAACCCTTTACGCGCGGGCATCTCTATACACTTCTTAAGAACCCACT